CCAATAGTATTGTTAAACATGAATGTAGCGTTACGGATATGTTGTGGGTAAACTAAACTAGTGCCTTTTGGCCCTGTGGCTCCGGGTGGCGCATTAGGTAAGGTTTGAATAACCATGTTGATAGGTAGCCCAATGAATGCCTTTGTAACATCCGTAGGTTGTCCATGAGCAATAAATTCGACTGTTGAATTTGTTACACTGTCTTGAAATCCATAACCATCGCCTTGCATAACAACATCTTTGCCGTTAAATCTTGGCAGTCCTGCAATGGTATTTACTGGGGGGCCTGAGTAAACATGACTACAGTCACTAAATACATTAAAGCTTAACTCTTCAATAAAATATTTGGTGCTATAAGTAAAAGGTGCAACAAGTTCATTAGCAACTTTTCTTTCTACAACAAACCATGCACGACCATCTGGACTACTTGCGCCCCATCTAAAATAGGCTCTAAGCTCTGGTTTATCATCGTTGATTTCACCTGTGATGCATGATGTAAAACCTGTCACATTTTCATTCATTAATGTTTGGTAAACAACAAGGCTGCCATCATCATTGATAATAAATATGTACCTACTACCTGCACGATTTAAATTCTGAAATGAGACTTCATCGTGTGGTGCGCTGATAAGGTGTTCTGAGGTAACACTTACAATATTTGACATGTAAGAGTTATTACCACCATCCCAAAGCATTGTATGAACATCATTACCACTGATAATAATAATCTGATTATCTATGCCTTGTGGTTGAATTGCAGTAGCAGGTGTTGAGTCTTGCAGTTGCAATGAAAATGTTTTAGGTGTTAATGCTGTTTCGTAAATTAATGGTGAAGAAAAAATTGCTGAATTTGTATGAACGGTTAAGCTTCGATAAGGCACAATAAATTTAATAACATTCACTGTATCGCTTGATGGAAAGTAACTTATTGCATCGTCATCTGCTGGATCTATTGACAATTCATCAAAGTCACTAAAATCATTAATTGCTGATAACCATAATCCGTTAGGCAAAGCATCTGTATTAGCAAATATAGCCCGGCTTTGAAAGCTTGAGCATTTACTTGGAAAGCCTCTTTTTGTACTCCATGCTGGTTCTCTTACTTCAACTAGTCGACCTAATTGAGCCGTCAATGTGCTTAATGTGCTAGTTACTGTGCCTGTCATTTGTGTTGCTGATACATAAGCAGTAAATGAAACAACACCATTTGATATAAATATACTTCCACCCACATGTTCTGGGGTAAATATATTGCCTGAACTTGTAATGGTACAAGCCGTACCTACAGTTACTGAGGTTGGTGTAAAAGTAAATGTAATATAATTTACATCACCAAAATCATATTGAGGTAAATTTATGAATACAATTGGTGCTAGTGTCCAGTTGTTTGCTATAAGTACGTTTGTAGTACCAGCTCCAACTGTGTTTAATGTAAAAGCATTTGTGTCATTTGCTGCATCACGAGCATTTGCATATACTTTAATTAAAGTTCCTGTTGCATCAGTACGAATAAAGTACGTTACACCTATAAGTATTTGCGGTGTTGTGCTAGGCATACTTGCTACCACTGCATTTATAAATCGTGCTGCTGAAATTAAATTTGCTGCAACTGGATTGGTTAAAGTAAATTGATTCGCAACAATACCTGCACCAGTATTGATAGGATTTGCTGCCAAACTTGCACGACTTAAGACATGTGGTTGAATAATATCAGCGGTTATTTCAAATTTATCTTCAAGTATTGTCCAGTCCATTGTCCGTATCACATGACTGGTTAGTATTGCATTTGCAACAGTTGCCACTAATTCATTTTCTAAATAAATCTCAACTTGACCTGGTACAAATACAAGAACATATGTACATTCATTTTTGTAAGGAAATGTTTCAAAGAAAATATCACGCCAATCTGTTACACCAGTAATCTCTGCCGTGTATATTGTGCCAAATCGTTTACCTATACCGCCCTGGGGGTATGTAATAGTATTTTGTGCTTTCTTTAAGGATTTATAATAAGCATCTAAAGTTGTTCGGCCGTAAAGCATGGGTGATAATTCACCTCGGCTAAACTCATCTTGTGACCATATGATTTGTGGCATATATATTCCTTAAGAAATACTATTAGGATAGACACCACCAATAGCACGATTACCAAGAACAGGGAAATCAACCTGAGTAAACTGAGGTCTATTTTGACAATCAATAGCACATGCCATGGCTTGCATCTGATTTCGTTTACCTTCGATAACACTGTAGTATTCGGTTTTTTGAGCATTACTTAAACACAAGTATGCTGCTATTTCATAAACAAAGTAATTTACAAACCAAGGTGGGAGAGCTGAAACATCAGGCTGATAAATAAACTGCATATACCACGGCCCTTGGTTAAATGTGTAAATCTTGTTTCCATTAAAAATATCCCAGTCATATGTGTTTGGCCACACACTTAATGTTTTTAACCAACCACTGGGGAGTTGATATACATATAAATAAGGTGGTGGAGGTGTTTCAACAAGCAAAGATAATTGTTCAAACTTGCTTGCAAATCTCCAATTGTTTTTTGATAGAACACTTGGCAAAAGCATATCGTATGCTTGCTCTGCTGCTACAACTAATTCATCTTGGTCTATCAATGACACGATAGGCGCATGGCCCAACTGGGCCAAAGCATTTGAAATGATTTGTACTTTAGTTAAAGCCATGCGATTCCCCTATTAACTAGCTGCTCTTAATACTTGATATTGTACAGTTGTAGCTGCACCTGGGTCAGCACTAAAATGTACAGTAACAGTATTTAATGTTGGTACTACTTTAACAACTGATACGGCATTAGTAGAAGCTTGGATTTGTGCGAACACTAAATCGGTTGCTGCTGCGCCTGTAACAGTGATTGCTACGGAAGTACCACCACCAGCATAAGCAGATGTTCCAGCATATTTAACAATGTGACTTGGAGCAATTCCAGATGCTAATTTTGCTAATGTTACGTTAGCATTTAGAATTTTTGCAGTTTCAACAGCATCACTTGCAAGTTTAATTGCAGTTACTGCACCATTTTGTAAATTAGCTGTACCAACTGAACCAACTGGTCCAAATGTTACTACAGTAACAGTTCCGGCGGTTTGGTTAACAGCATCTACATAATACATGCCGTTGGCATCACTTGCTTCAATGATAATAATATCACCTACTGCTAAGTCATATACCGCTGACGCAAAATAGTTTGCTGCTGTAACGGTTGCAATAGCATCAGTAGCAGAAGCATAACTGAAAATTGCTGGTCCATTTGTGAAAGCTGGGCCGTCTACTGTTACACGTCCTGAGTTAAATGCTAAAGTATGTCTAGTAAATCTTTGGTCATTAAAAGCCATTTTTATTCCCCTTTATTAAGCGGTTTCATCGCATTCGATAGCTAATACACCACGGTTATCGATAACTACTGCACCAGCACTGAATACACCGTTTACTAAGTAAGAGGTGTTTTGTGGGATATAGTTAACTTCGGTGCGGAAATTCATGCCGATACCCATACCGGTTGACATTTTGTGCCATGCTAAAGCTGTACGGATATTACCAGCTTTAGGTAAACCACCTTCTGTCATTTGTGGAACTACGACAACGTTGAATCCTAAGTATTCACGAATTCTTGCACGGTCAATTGGATCGTTTCTGGTGTAGAAGGTAGATACGAATTGATCATCTTGCATCAAAGACTTGAAGTTACTAGCAGACATAGCAACATAACGCTCAGCTAATGGTACTGCATTGTTATCAAAGAATTCTAATGCTTGAGTAAATTTCAAGTAGTTAAAGTTTGTTCCACCGTTAACAATTGTGTCACCTGGGTTTGCAGCTAATGCATCAATGGTGATTTGGTCAGAACGACGTCCCATAGCTTGAGCAACTAACATGGCGTTTTCCATTTTAGCGTCAAAGTTTACGGTTAGTTCTTGTACTTCGTCTACTGCGGTAGGTGTGGTGTATTTTTGTAAAGTACATACTGCTTTGTTGTAACCTGGATCTTGAATGGTTACTGCTGCTAAGTAAGCAGTTGGTACAGAAATTACCTGGTCTACTTTACGGAACTCTACGCTTGCACCGATAACATCGTATTTTGTACGAACGGTATCACGCATTAAAAAACCTGTAGAGCGATAGATTGCTTTTACCAACGCATCGAACTCGATTTGTTGGACATTAGTTAAACTGATGGACATTTTAATCCCCTTAAATAGTTAATGATGTTTTATTAAGTATTATTGGGCTTGTAAAATGTTGGTTGTCCGAAACGGGCCGATTATGTACAAGTTATCCAATTCCCAGAAAAACTGGATACTTGTACTTATTATAAACCGCTATTTACTTAGTTTGCAATCTTTCGATTTTTGCGGTTATTTCTCTGCGATATCTTGGATCTGATTTATATTTATCAATGTTTTGAATCATCTCTAGCTGCAAGTCTTCAAGCGTATGTACGCCATCAGATTGCGCTTGCTCGTTGCCTGGTATCATTGTGTTTTGTCCTAACATTTTTGACCTCAATTCTTCTAGTGCTAACACTGCGTCAGCGGTTCTTAAATTTGATGTTAAAGCATAAAATGAGTCTTCAGATAAATTAGATTTAGCCCAGTTGTTTAAGATTTCTAATCTTTCATCTGCTTTATCACCTAAAGCCTGTTTTTCAGCATTATAGTCGATATTAAACTCATCCATGTACTTACCAACTGCGGATAACATTTTATCCATTACGTCTTGTGGTACACGTTTTGATTTAGCATATTGAGCCAGCTCTTGAAATGGTTCATAGTCTGGGTCAATCCAGCCTTGACCTGCTTCCCATGAGTATTCATTAGGCGCATCACCAAATCTTTTTTGTAATTCTTGATAGGACTTTGCAACATCTGAGGCTTTTTTAAATTGGCTTGGTAACCAGTCAGGTCTATCACCTGAGCCGGGGGTATTATCATCAAGCCACCAAGAAGGTTCTTGTTTTTGTATACCAGCGTCTTGCATAGCCATATCTTCTACTGTTGACGTTATAGTATCAAAACTCATGCTTCACCTGCTACTCTGCGTGCTTCTTCATCTTTTCGTGTTTGATAACTTTGTACGCTACCAATGATTTGTCGAAAAGCTTCCCTAAAGCCTTCATAGTACATACAAGCTTTATCATAGTTATCGTTGATTTGGCTTGGTGTGCCAGGCATGATAAAACGCTCTTTGAATATCTCTAATAGCTTTCTACCATTCTCGCTGTTAAACACATCCCAGCAAAGCTCATCTAACTGTACAGTGTCCGTTCTTTCAGGTTGTGCTGTTTGATACTGTTCATAAAAGTTCTCAGGATTTATATATTGATTTTCACTCATTGTTATACCTCTGGTAATTGTGCGGGTGCTGCACCTTGCTGTTGCATTAACATGTCTTGCTGCTCATTCATCTTGTCTTGTTGTGCTTGGAAGACTCTTGCAACTTCTTCCGGAGCATTTAACAATCGACTATCAATTTGCATCAAGTCTGCTAATAGATACGGATATTCCATTGGGTTAATAAATGCTTGTGCTGCTTCAGGACCACTAATACCTTGTAATAACTGAAAGTATTGAGTGAATCTGGCTATTTGCTCTTGTCCCTTAGCTAAAGCAAGTGGTGACCTGTAAACGAAAGAGATCAACTTTCTGTCTAGATTTGGATATGGAAGCAAACCCATTTTGTCCAGAATGTATGAACATCTTTCGATTACTGGCCATAGAAACTCTTGTTGTAATCTACTAAATAAAGGCCCAATACGTTCAGCCAAGGTTTGATTTTGTATCATTAATTGCGTAGCACTAACCGGTTGCTTAGAGTCAGTTGGAATGATTGAATCTTCAAACATTAGGCTACGAATCTGCATACGCAAATCTTGGATACTCAATTGGCTAAACTGAGGATTTGAAGTATCAGGCAATGGGATTAAAGGTGGTTGACCACCTGCGCCTAATGGTGCAATCGGAATGATTGTCATAGGCTGTAATTTAAATGTGTGTGGATTAAATGTTGCGTCAGTAAATGCCATGTATGGTTTAAATGTATTAAGGTTTGCT